GAGAAGCGTGAGAACAAGGCACTTATCATTAGTTACTCAAAGGCACTCGGTTACAACGACAACCAAGTCCAGTGCCTACTCACCCTATGGACCCGTGAGTCCAGGCTCGACCACCTTGCTCGCCCAAGAGACGCTTCGGGCAAACCAAGAAGCTCGGCTTTTGGAATTGCTCAACTCCTTAGAGAGCGTAGTGGACAACCTGAATTACAAATCCTTCACGGCATACGATACATTGGTCATCGCTATGGAGGGAGTGCGTGTCGCGCTCTCGGACACTCTGATAGACGAGGTTGGTACTGATGTATAGATTATGGTTACGGGTAGGAGTGAAAGCTGGATGGATCAGCACTCCATACTGTATGACCCACGATGGCGGTTATGATTGGATGACTGAGGAAGAGAAAGAGGAGTGGGATGCAGGTGGAGATCCTTGCCACGTAGCTATCTCTGTGTTACAGTAATCTTGCTGGTGTTTCTTAACCCTTTCCACTAGCAACAAAGCCCCATCAGTCCGTTCGCTGGTGGGGTTTTGCTTTACCCTCCGTTGGAGTAGAAGCCTTTGCCCTTGAAGGTGACACCAGGTGAGTCCCACTTACGTATCATAGTTACGTGGCAGTCAAAGCAAGATGGCTCACGAGGTTCCTCGTGGATACTACGTTCAATAGTTAATTCACTGTTGCAATCAGGGCAACGATAGTCGTACTGCATTAGAGTTGCACACCTTCCTCTATGGGTAGATAACCTACTAACTTCTCAACCTTTTCAACCCTGTCAAACTCAGTTGTCGCTGGCATCTGGTGATTAAACCATACTGGTTCTGGTAAATCCAATAGGTCGAAGGAGAAGATACCTTGTGGAGTAGAGTTGATGTAGAAGGGAACAAGATCACGCTCTGCAGCTTGTGTGATGAGCTTGCGATACTTCATCTCTTCAATCAGCAAGGTGTTGTAGTGTGCAGCCCTGCACTTTAACTCTATGTAGTGACCTGCTTGCCTAGAGATACAGTCATAGGCATCAAAGATGCCCTCAGACTTTACTAAATCTGGGTACAAACTCTCACGCAAGAAGGTAAATAATAACTCTTCGTTCATTGCCAGCCTTGTTCATCGTGGATAGAACTGTTCCTGGAATGACGTTCAAGTAAAGTCTCTAATTGTTTTTCAGTATCTGCAGTAATTTGTACCCCACAAATACACTTAAAGGTGAAGGTTACTGCCACGGACTAACCCCGCCAAGATTATCCTGCAACCTACGCAAAGCCTGAGCACACCTACGATCTGCAGTAGAGATGGCACACTCTAGTACCTGTGCTATCTGTTGCAGGGTAAAGCTCTCGTGATGGCGCATACGCAAGAGGGCTTGGTCTTCTTGGTCTAGTTTAAGAAAACCTTTCTTGATGTCAATGAGGTTAGCAAGTAGGTTGCCACCTTCTGCTGGAGATGATGAACCTTTAGGTTGCCCATCTCTAATCATCTCTTGTGCTTGCTCTAATACTGTGCCATCTATGACTGATGCAATAACAAAGGGTAGCAACTGACCAAGTGTAGCTGACTCGTAGTAGGCTTCATCATTAGTCTGGTATCCAGACTTAGCAGCCTTCTCCTTGCGTGCATAGCGTTCTCCCACACGCTTCATCTGCCAAGCAATGCGTTGCTCGTTGTGTCTGCGTCGCTCTTCGATAGGTTCCATTAGATCAATGATGTGATCTTCTACCCTAGTCATAGCCCACGCCATCAGCTCTTGCTTGATGTCATCCTTCTCAACGTGCTTGTTATACCTGCGGTGGATAGTGTTAGCAACACTAGGCACTAGGTCATAGATTACTGGGTGTAGTTCAGTCACGAGGCCACTTACCATCTAAGACCATCAGTGCGATAGCACTGTAGTTCAGTAGATCAATGAAGCTATCTCGTAGTGACTCGTTCTCTGGCGTTGCACCAGTATCAATTAAGTGGTTGATGCGTGCAGTCTTGTCGTGCATACGCACACGCAAACCATTGAGCGGTCCACCAGGGGATAGACTGATGTTAGTTGGGCCGTAGTCCTTATGCTTCTTGATGAGTAGGTTACCTGCACTATCTAAGGTAGCCCAGACATCAGTGACAAACTTGACGTGCTTGTGGTCTATCTTGTCGGCAATGGCCTGATTAAAACTGTTTCCGCTGACTGATCGTAACTTAGGATCTGGAAGCCCATATGCTGCAAAGTCTGTAGCATCGTGTCCCACTCGCTCTTTGTCATCATCATACATTCGACTCCCCTATCAGTAACTTTCTTGTAGCATCAATTCCATTAGCCAAGTAGTAATCATTGATGTCCATACCTGGCGGTAGTGTAACAATCTGTGAGTTCATTACCTCGTTAGCCACACGCTTAGCAAACTCAGCACCTGGGTTAGACCCATCCTCTTTAATATCATTGTCACCTACAACAAAGATAGTTTCATACCCTGCAAATAGTTTAGGAAAGTGTGGCTTCCACGCAGCAACACCAGGTACACCCACCGCTGGGATACCAAGCTCACCGCTAGTAACTATCGCATCTAGTTCACCCTCACATACAACGATGTAAGGTGAGTCAAAAGTGATATCACATACGTTATACAGGTGTGCCTTTTGCCCAGTAGGTGAACCATACTTAGGCTTGGCATCGTCTAGCCTGCGAAACTTAAAGCCAACACAACCACCAGATGCTGTGATGTATGGGATGGATAGCCACCCTTCATACATCTCGTGACCATTGATTGGATTGGTAATAGTCCCTAACTGAAACAGTCCTGCTGTCTCTTCAGAGATCCCACGTCCTTCGAGTACGGCTAGAGCCTCTGGACTTATTGCCTGTGCGTATTGCTGCGCCGCTTCCAGCAGCAATTTCGACTGCACGTTTGAGGCCATCGTTAAACTCCAAGTTCTCTAGTATGCACACTAAGTTAGCTGCGTTGCCACCCTTACCGCAGGTATGGCAGAAATATAAATTGTCATAAGTATTGATAACTGCTGAACGTCTACTGTCACTATGTAAACAGCAACGAACCGAAGCACTCTTGCCTTCACGTACTTCACCTCCATAGTGGGAAACAATTGCTCCTATGGGGATTGAGTTTGCATCAACGGGACCTTTGAACCGTCCCGCTTTACGTACCCTGGACCAGTCTTGTGCTGGCATACACACCCCTTAAAGTCGCACTTGTCGTGCCAATTAGTTGCACGCTTGTAGTGAGCAAGTGTGTTTTCTTCTCCGCCTTTAAGACAATTCTGGCAAATCATCTTCAGCTTCTTCCGTTACTTCCTCTACTGGTACAACTTCTGGTACAAGTATCTCTGATGTTGTGATTTCTCCACCTGGAACTGGCATTATTGTTTCTCCTTTAACCACTGAGTTAAGTCTTGGATTACCCAAGCCTGATCTATTGATGCGTTGCGACGCTTAACTACCACGTAAGACAGAGGGACTTCCCCAAGACCTCTTGCCTTTGCATAGTTAAGCGCCTCAACTTGTGCTTCTCTCCAGAACTCAGGCAACGAAAGGGTTGCCCTGTTCTTGAGTTCAAGGATGTAGGTTTCTCCTGCGATAACAGTAACGATGTCGCCCTCATCCTTTGCCCCAGCTTTAGACAGACGCTCTGCAGTTACACCTTTATTGCGTAACCACTTCATTACATCTGTCTCGAACTGAGAACCTTTAGTCTTGTTGTACTGACTCATCTACCAATACAACCTTGTTGATCTTATAGATGATGTTGCCTTCTTCGTCTTTGACTAACTCGACAACACCAGATTGCAGTAAGGCAGCAACGAAGTTGGTTAGGTCTACCTTGAGTGCATCAACATCTGCACGCAATGTGCGTATGCCTTCACTGACTGCATCAATTCTTAGATTGTCTCGGTATTTATTTGATAACTGTTCAGACATTATACCCTCCTTGGTATCCTGCAATCGTATCTTTTCTTAACATCCAACCAAACTCATTTTGATCTGAGATCTGTACTGCTGCGTAGTTTACCAGTAGCTGTGCATATTTGCTTCCGTCAGCAGTGTGTGCGCCAAAGCGGTTCTTCACCGGTGCTACCTTAAGTATCCCTTGCGATGGGTCATAGCCCAATGTAAGTATCAGTGCAGGTAACTGACTGACCTTTCCGTGAATTGCTCTGCGATGAGGTGGGTTACTAGGTGACCCATACTCTGACTGTTCTGATACGTGGTGGAGCACCATCACACAGGCCTCAGTCTTACGTGCCATATCGTGAAGCTCCATCATAATTGCTCTAAGTCCTGCCCATTCGTTGTCCGTCTCAGCGGTGATGTTCATTAGGTTATCAATGACTATCAACTCAGGTGGTTGTCCATAGAGTTCAACGTAGGCCCTGATCTCTAACTCCAAGTCATCAATGTTTGGAGAAGAATCAAAGACCCACTTGATGTGTGAAAGTTTGTCTAAGTGTGCATTGTAATACTTACTATCGTTAGACAGGTTTGCTTCGACTGTCACTTGTGAGTGACCAGATAGATGCGATACAGACCTCATCATTACAGTAGTGGTATCAGTATCTGCGGAGAAGAAAAGTGTAGGAACCTTGGCTTTGATTGCATAGATCAGGGAGAACATAGACT